CGTGCGCACAGATCCCGCAGGCAACATAAAACCCGACAAAGAAAAATCGACAGAACGTATCGACGGCGCGGTGGCAACCATCATGGCACTGGACAGAGCGATACGGCATCAAGGCGGCGGTGCTTCGGTCTACGATGATCGCGGCATTATTTTTATATAAAGGAGAGACAAAGATGGGATTATTTTCTGGACTGTTCCGCTCACGGGATAAGCCCCAAAACAGAACCGCAGGCAGCGCATACACCTTTTACATGGGCGGCAGTTCTGCTGGTAAGACGGTAACCGAGCGATCAGCAATGCAGATGACCGCAGTGTACTCATGCGTGAGAATACTGGCGGAGGCAATTGCGGGGCTACCGCTCCACCTCTACAGATACAAGAAGGACGGCGGCAAGGAAAAAGCCATCGACCACCCGTTGTATCTACTCTTGCACGACGAACCGAACCCCGAAATGTCGAGCTTCGTATTCCGCGAAACGCTCATGACGCATCTGCTCCTCTGGGGCAACGCATACGCGCAGATCATAAGGAACGGTAAGAACGAGGTCGTGGCGCTCTATCCCCTCATGCCAAATAAGATGGCGGTGGACAGAGACGAACACGGACAACTCTACTACACCTATCAGCGATCGAATGATGAAGCAGCGACGATGACGGGATCAACGGTCATACTCAAGCCAAGCGACGTGCTTCACATCCCTGGTCTTGGCTTCGACGGACTGGTCGGATATTCACCGATCGCAATGGCAAAGAACGCCATCGGCATGGCAATCGCCTGCGAGGAGTACGGCGCAAAGTTTTTTGCAAACGGAGCGGCACCGGGCGGAGTGCTTGAACACCCAGGCACGATCAAGGATCCGCAGCGTGTGCGCGAGAGCTGGCAGTCAACCTTCGGCGGCAGCGGTAACGCAAACAAAATCGCGGTGCTGGAGGAAGGCATGAAATACACGCCTATCGGGATCAGCCCCGAACAGGCACAATTCCTTGAAACACGAAAATTCCAAATCAACGAAATTGCTCGAATTTTCCGCGTCCCACCTCACATGGTCGGAGACTTGGAAAAGTCGAGCTTTTCTAATATTGAGCAGCAGAGCTTGGAGTTTGTAAAATACACGCTTGACCCGTGGGTGATCCGCTGGGAGCAGTCGCTCATGCGGGCATTACTCGCACTCGACGAAAAGACGGAGTATTTTATAAAGTTCAATCTGGAAGGACTGCTCCGAGGTGATTACCAGAGCAGGATGAACGGATACGCGATAGCCCGCCAGAATGGCTGGATGAGCGCAAACGACATACGCGAACTGGAGAATCAAGATCGCATTCCCGCAGAGGAAGGCGGCGACCTCTATCTCATCAATGGCAACATGCTTCCGATGGCAAACGCGGGAGCTTTTGCAACTACACCAACTGATAACGGAAAGGAGGATACCGATGAAGACGAAGAAGTTTTGGAGGTGGACGAATCAAGCGGCGACGGAGACGGCACCGATGGAACGAACACTGCACCTCAACGGCACCATCGCAGAGGAAAGCTGGTTTGATGATGACATCACACCCGCGCTTTTCAAGGACGAACTCATGGCAGGCAGCGGTGACATCACCGTATGGATCAACAGCCCAGGCGGAGACTGCGTCGCAGCAGCGCAGATTTACAACATGCTCATGGACTACAAAGGCAATGTCACTGTCAAGATCGACGGCATCGCAGCGTCAGCCGCATCCGTTATCGCAATGGCAGGCACCAAGGTCATGATGTCGCCTGTTTCCATGATGATGATTCATAACCCGATGACCATCGCCATGGGCGACAAGGGCGAAATGGAAAAGGCGATCGACATGCTGGAGGGCGTGAAGGATTCCATCATCAACGCGTATGAGATCAAGACGGGGCTTTCCCGCGCGAGACTCTCGCACCTCATGGACGCAGAGACATGGATGGACGCACACAAAGCAGTCGAGCTTGGTTTTGCCGATGAAATATTGCAAAGAGCGGTAGCGGCAGTCACCGTCGTGGAGGAAGACGATGATGACGAAAACGAAACCGACGATGGCACCGAGCAGGAGGAAAAGAAAAAGCCCGCAGCGTCGATGCTGTTCTCTCGCAAAGCCGTAAACGCGGCGCTCATCAATAAGCTGCAGCACAAAGTGCAGGCGGCGGTAACACCCGCGCCCGCAGAACCCAAAGAACGATCCGTGAAAGACATTATGGATCATCTCAACGACATCAAAAAATTCATTTAACGGAGGAAAACGAAATGACTATTATCGAACTTCGCGCAAAGCGCAATAAGGCGTGGGAGGCAGCAAAGGCGTTTGCCGAAACCCACATGACCGACAGAGGCACCCTCTCCGTAGAGGATGAGGCAACCTACAACAAGCTGGAGGCGGAGATTTCCGACCTTTCCCGTGAGATCGCCCGCAGAGAGAGACAGGAAGCTCTCGACGCGGAGCTTGCAAAGCCCGTCAACACTCCCATCACCGAGAAGCCCATGAGCGGCAAGCAGGATGGTGAGAAGAAGACTGGCAGAGCGTCCGACGAATACAAGGCGGCAATTCTCAACGCACTCCGCTCCAACTTCCGCCAGATTTCCAATGTCCTTTCCGAAGGCGTTGACGCAAACGGCGGTTACCTCGTACCCGAGGAATACGACCACAGACTCATCGACGTGCTGAACGAGGAGAACATCATGCGCCGACTCGGCACTCGTATCACCACCAGCGGTGAGCATAAGATCAACATCGCCGCTTCCACTCCCGCAGCAGCGTGGATTGAGGAGGGCGAACAGCTCACCTTCGGTGACGCAACCTTCGACCAGATCATCATGGACGCACACAAGCTCCACGTGGCAGTCAAGGTAACCGAGGAACTTCTCTACGACAACGCGTTCGGTCTGGAGAGCTACATCCTCAAGAAATTCGGTATGGCACTTGCCAATGCCGAGGAGGACGCATTCATCAACGGCGACGGCAGCGGCAAGCCCCTCGGTTTGCTTGCAGCAGACGGCGGTGCCGAGATCGGCGTAACCGCAGCGTCCGCAACTGCCATTACCGCAGACGAAATCATCAATCTCGTATATTCGCTCAAGCGTCCCTACCGCAAGAACGCAAAGTTCATGTGCAACGACCAGACGCTCGCAGCGATCCGCAAGCTCAAGGATTCCACTGGTCAGTACCTCTGGCAGCCTTCTCTCCAGCAGGGACAGCCCGACCACATCCTCGGCTATGCGGTTGAGACTTCGCCTTATTTCCCGACCATCGAGGCTGGTAAGCCCGCGATCGCGTTCGGTGATTTCAGCTACTACAACATCGGTGATCGCGGCACCCGTTCCTTCGCAGAACTCAAGGAGCTTTTTGCAGGCAACGGCATGGTTGGCTTCGTAGCCAAGGAGCGCGTCGACGGCAAGCTCGTCCTTCCCGAAGCAGTCAAGCTTCTCGTTATGAAGGGCGCGTAATAACGGGAGGTGGCAGTGATGGATGAACTTCTGGCAAAGATCAAGCAAAACTTAAATGTGGATTACGAGGCTGACGACTCCTTGCTGAAGGACTTCATCGCTGCCGCCATCGGTTACGCAGAGAGCTATCAGCACAGAGCGGCGGGCTACTACACGGACAATCCGATGTCCGCCACCACCGAACAGGGCGTGAGAATGCTGGCATCGCACTTCTACGAAAGCCGCGACGGCAGCACAGGCGGTTTCTTCGCGGACAACACGCAGGCAGCGGATCAAGTATGGAAAGCGGTCAATAAGCTGCTCATACTCGACCGAGACTGGAAGGTGTGACATGAGCTTCGGAAAGATGAATAAGTTCATCGATATAGTGGTCATGCGGAAAGCAAAAGACGCGGAAGGATTTGCGACTACCGTTTACGATGTGGTGGCAAGCACACGCGCCTATCGTGAAGGCAGACACGGGACGCAGCGGTGGGCAAACCTCGCTGCGTTCTCCGAAGCGACAGACCTTTTCCGCTTCCGCAGGATCCCGAATTTGACGGTAACAACCGATCACATCATCATGACAGGCGGCGAAACCTTCGATATCACCAGCGTGGAGGATGTCAAGGGGCGCGGCATGTACATTGAAGTTCTCGCAAAAAAGGTGGTGGCAACCAGTGGCAAAAGCTGAAATCCAAATGCCCGAAGATTTCTTGCGCAGGCTATCCCAGCTTGGCGCAAAGAGCGATGAGATCGCAGAGTCGGTGCTGGAAGCAGGCGGTGAGGTGATGGAAAGCAGCATCCGAGCAAAGCTGCAGGCGGTGGTCGGCAGAGATACCAAGTATCCCAGCCGCAGCACAGGAGAACTGGAGCGATCGCTCGGTATGACCAAGGTACGCGTTGACAGAGACGGCAACCATAACATCAAGATCGGATTTGCAGAACCCAGAGCGGACGGCGGCAGCAATGCAAAGCTGGCAAACATTCTGGAATACGGCAAACACGGTCAGCCCGCCAAGCCCTTCCTCAAGCCCGCAAAGAGCGCGTCGAAGGCAGCATGCGAGGCGGCGATGAAGCAGCGTTTCGATGAGGAGGTATCCAAATTATGAGTACACTCGCAGATTTGAATACAGCACTTGCGACGCTGGGGATACCGCTGGAAACAGGCGTCTTCACCGAGCAGGCACCCGACAAGTACATTGTGATCGTACCGCTGACGGACACATTCGCAGTAAACGCAGACAATGCGCCAAGCTACGACGTGCAGGAGGCGCGGGTCTCATTCTACAGCAAGGGCAATTACACGAAAGACAAAAACAGAATCATACGCTGCGTACTGGGCGCGGATTTTGTGATCACAGGCAGACAGTACATCGGTTATGAAACAGAGACCGGCTATCACCACTATGTCGTGGATGTAGCAAAACATTACGAATTCGAACAGGAGGAAACATAACAATGGCAACCATTGGACTCGATAAACTTTACTATGCAAAGATCACCGAGGATGAGAACGGCAACGAAAGTTACGCTTCTCCCACGCCTTTGGCAAAGGCAATGACTGCAGACCTTTCGGTCGAACTGGCAGAGGCAACCCTCTACGCAGACGATGGCGCAGCGGAAATCGTTAAGGAGTTTAAGAGCGGTACGCTCTCCCTCGGCGTTGACGAACTCGGCGCAACCGTTGCATCCGACCTCACGGGCGCGGTGATCGATAAGAACGGCGTCATCATCTCCAGCACCGAAGACGGCGGAGATCCCGTTGCGGTGGGCTTCCGCGCAAAGAAGGCAAACGGCAAATACAAGTACTACTGGCTTTACAGAGTCAAGTTCGGTATTCCCGCGACCAACCTTGCAACGAAGGGCGACAGCATTACCTTCAGCACTCCCACCATCGAAGGCACCATCATGCGCCGCAATAAGGCAGACACCA